TATCAAAAATCCGAGCAGGTGTAAACGCAAATCCCGCAGCGGGTATAGGGGGATTCCTGGTAACCTTGGGTGGTCTACAACAAAGGATGGAGGATACGGGTGCTAAGTGGAGCGACATTGCAAGCTCTGAAGCTTGGGGAAACGAAAATCTAGGCTCGTTCTTAGGAGAAGAAGCAGCCCACGTGGGGAACGCTTTAATCGGTGGTACAGAAAACTACAATCTTGACAACCTAATAGGACTCGGTGATCTGGGCACACTCCGAAATCTACCCGGCGAAATTTACAGCGGTCTTGGTGACATAGCAAACCTCGCCCTTAAACCTCTTGGGATGGGTCGTGCAGGAATGAAACCATACGACAAGAGAACAGACCCTGCTGGTATGGGACCAGAATTTTATGACAAACTCCAAGCTGATAGAGAAGCCATGAAAAAAGGGTACAAATGGAACACGAAATAAATTTTGAATCTCTAAACCGAGTTGAAACCGAAGAGGACTTTAAGGGTTGGTTAAATCAATTTTCTACCGGAGATAAACCACTATTTCCCGGTTCAAAGGTCCCATCACCGGGTTGGGGATATCGTAGTCCACAGGAGCAGGAAAAAATTCGGCGAGAAAGGGATGAGTCTATGACATACGAAGAACAATGGAACAAGATATATGGGAACTGAACAATTTTACATAGGGTTTGGATCGGGAATTAAACTTCTCTCGGAAGATTGGTACATCAAAGAGTTCGGAACAGAAATAACAAAGAAATCTTTCCGGTCATTCTGTAGAGCATTAGGAGTCCCGTTAATAGAAATTGGTAAAACTACCTTTATCGAAATGCACTCATTCCAACTTGCACTCAAAGCCATTACTAGAGTGGGGGAATCAGATTTCTATGTATCGGGGTGTCAGTCTATAGCAACGGGTAAAAAAAGAGCTTCGAAGTTAGATCCTGAATATGTATCTAAAAACCTAGAACCTTTACTTTGTGAGTTAATGGCCTGTAAGGCTATGGGCGGTCTCAACATGACAGCAGAAACTAAAACTGCAGCAAGGGTTGCTGCAGAACGAATGGCAAGAGCGGGCATAGCAGAACTTGCGGGAGAATTACAGAAGAAACATAGGAAGAGGTCAATTCGTATTTTCGGAGATGTGACCGCTAGACCTAATAGTATATTGGATATTTATGAACAAGAAGATAACGAAGAAGACACAGGGAACGATACAGAAAGTAACGGCTGAAGAAGTAATAACTTCTTTTTATGGATTAGACGGTGCTGCTGCTGCCATAAAAGCGTCTACCTTTGATATGATGGAGGAGATGAATACCATCATCCAACACGTAAGAGATCCCGATCCTAAGGTTAGCCTTTCTGCACTAAAACAATTTAGATCTGTAATGAAAGAAGTTATAGGTGCTAATGGTATGATAGGGATCGTACAACAAACGGAGACATCACCCGATTCGAATGTGAGTAGAACAATGTCTTCAACAACACTATTAACAAACCTGAGGAGTCAAAATGACAAAATCGAAGACCAAAACCAAACGGAAGCCCACCACCAAATCATCGAAGCCCAAACCCGAAGTAGTAAAGATAAAGGTTCCTAAACTAGATAAGACTTCTGAAAGGGCTGTTCTCACATTAAAATCTTTAGATGTTATGGAGTTCCTACAAATTGCAGCACCTGCTATTAGGGACTTGGGGATTTACAATATAGACGGTTGGGCGGGAAGTTTCGATTCCTTATATAAAGAAATTTTTAATTCCCTATTTGATAAAGATAGAAATTTATACCCTCACTGGTATCCCGTAGTATTGGAACTTAAATCTAATTCTGTTTGTGCTGGGGATCAAAAGATGCTTGCTGCTGCAATTGCTAGGGTTGGTGCAACCTATGCATTTGTAACTATTTCTATGAACAGGAATAACACCGAATAATGTTATGGGTTCCTAAGAAAGATAACCCTTTTTATCCTCTTCCCGTAGATTATCCTACCTTAAGTTTAGAGGGTCAAAGACAAGCAAGAGTAAATGCTTGTCGTTTGTGGACCACAAAAGATAAGACCCCCACTCAAATAGCTGAGGCGTTTGCTGCTTCAATGCGTTTCTTTGATATGTGGTATCTTCATGCAGACAAAGAAGTAAATTTTGATCCTCTTTTTTATGATGACGATCCCCTAGTAACTCCCGAATTTCATTACGATATTTTAAAACAATGGGCCGGCTCCCCTCGTAATATTTGTATTGCACCACGGGGCTCTGCTAAATCATTCTTAGTTCGCAAGGCATGTCTCTTAAGAATGATATCCCGACCAATGTTTACAATTCTTTATGCTACATCTACAAGTGATAACGCTAGGGGTACAGGGCAATGTCTTAAAGATCAACTCCAACACAATCAAAGACTTCACGATGATTGGAATCCGGAGTTCCCAGATAATCGTCTTGTCCCTAAAAGAGGTGAAGCACCCTTCGGAACTGAGATGATGCAACTAAGAAATGGTAGTTGGCTCAGAGCAATCTCCGCAGAATCAAGACAACGTGGTGGACGACCTAGACGATACGTATTGGATGACCCCGAATATGACCCAAAAGCATCAACATCAATGTCACTCATCCGACAGTATATGGATGATCTTCTTTTCAAAGTGGTTCTACCTATGGTTATGCGTGCAGGTTGTGGTGTGGATTGGTTGGCTACTTTTGTATCTCGTCGTCACTATGCTTGGCATGCCCTACAAACTGAACCTAATCTCGAAGGAGAACAAGTAGCATCAGATCCTAGATTCAACTTGTGGTCACGAATGATTGTTCGTGCTGCGTACGAAGGAGATAAGGGAGAGTTGATATCTTGTTGGCCCGATATGTGGCCTCCCACTATTAAGGAAAAAGAGGCAAATCCTCGGTGGAAAGATAGAGTTTCCTTAGAAGAAATACGTGAGATCATCGGAACAACCAACTTCTTAGCAGAATATATGGCTAGACCCGGTGAGGGGGAAGGTACATACTTCCCCCACCTCACAAAGGAAAGACACGGTTGGTGGCTAGAAGATGTTGATCCTGTATTGGAACTAAACCCCCGCCTAAGTAATACTTTAGTCTGTTGGTATTCTGGAGAAACCTTAGTAAAGAAGAGGATGTGTGAGTTTCTACAATTAACTAGAATATTCATGACTGTTGATACCTCCTTTACCGCTACAGCAGATTCCGACTATAAGGTCGCATGTGTAATGGGGATTAACTCAGACAACGATTTATTTGTATTAGATCTTTGGTCTGCTCAATGCAGAGAAGACGAACTAATCAAACAGGCTATGAAGTTAGGGGATCACTGGAAAGTTCCAACAATCCACATTGAAGCGATAAAACAAGGATTAGGTATATATAACACCTTGGATTCCCTAGTTAGAACCCGAGCGAAAGATATGATGGATGTTCAGCACCTCCCGGGAATTAAGAAATTAAATCCGGGAATGATCGAAAAATCTACGAAGATAGCCAGTCTCTCACTAAGATTCGAACACAATAAAATCAAAGTCCCCCTATGGAAAAGTGGGGGTTCTTTTAGAAGACTAAAAGACCAGATAGAACAATTTAACCCCGATGCTAAAGACGGAGGTCTACAGCACGATGACGAACTAGACTGCGTATGCATGTCCCAATTTGTTATTAAAGGTAGATTGTCTCAGGTGGTTTCCGTAGAATTACCAAATAAAACACCGTTAGAGAGGTTAAAGGATGGAGAATTAAAGAATGAATCTACGGGTACTTATATAGCCCACTCTATTGATTGGAGTAAAATAGCAGTATCAGATATTCAAGAAATTTTAGATAGGAACATCGCTGATGATACCGACAACACCACAAGAATATGAACATAAGAACTGCGTAGTTGTACCTTTAGCATTTTTCGATAAACTAATGAGATGTTACTACGGTAACGGTCCCCGAGATGGCTGGGGTAATGATTTTCAAATGGCTCCCCAAAATCCTTCAACTGAGGTTATTTCAGACATATCAAAATTAAAAGACACTACAATAGAAACAAACGTACCTTTTGGGTTTGAGCCTAAGGGATATGCAAAAAAGAAAATAAAGGCTGAAGATAGTGGCACTAGACACCATACAACTACCAAAAAATCCAAAGGATCTAGCAAGAGTAATTGACGAACACGCAGACCGTGAGGAGTCACGACTCTCCTATCGTCGTATTATGTGGCTTCTTGCTTGGCACTACTTATGTGGAGCTCGTCGCTTTGATGTTCTCGATCCTCATACTGGAGCATTATCCCCCCACTACTTAGATGAAGAGGGGAACATGGAATACCAATCCCAAGAGATGCTTTCCGCAATTGATAAGGTTTCCTCTAGATTATCCTCCCTAGATCTAAGACCTAAGATTATTCGTAAGGGAGTATCTCTTAATAGTATACGAGAAAGAGCAATCGGACAGATCGTAATGGATCATGTCATTCCTCAGGATCAACTAGAAAAAGTAAAGACTAAGTTTGCTCACCTATTCACATCTTTAGGTTCTTGTGGTTTAGCGGGACATATCACGGACTCCCCCACTATCGGATTAACTGCGGATCTAGAAGTGATTCATCCAAGAGAATTATTTCCCTTCCCGTCACTAGGTACAGACTATACAAAAGCTCGTGGGATAATGAGACAACGTACGGTTCCTCTACATTTTCTAGAAGAGATGTTTGGTAAGAAGTTAAAAAGAAATCTGCAGAAGATGGAGTGGTGGGAACAAACCATAGGCGAAGCAGATGATGAACACGGAGGATCGGATAGTGGTCCTTCGTCCCAAAGCGGTCAGGACATTAAGTACTGGAGTGACACATCTCAGGGTGGTGCACGACCATCAAAGCAACACGCGTCAGTAGTAAAAATTCGAGAGGTATGGCTATATGGAGTGGGGGAGACAGTATCAAGATATGTAGTTACTAGTGGAGAACACGTACTTCACGATGAAATATTTGAGGAAGAAGTATATTGTCCTGTCGGATTCGCTAGGTTTATGGAGAACGGTACGTTCCAC